TCAATAGAAGCTACTGCGTTTCAATAAGCATTTGTGATTCTGCAAATTCGATTTCAACGATTTTATCGTATCGATAATGATGAGTCGCTCGTAAGCAGTACAGTCAGACAGAATCATGGTTATTTCCTGACTTGCTATTTTTGGAGCACTCTTTATCTGCTCGGAAAGCAACCAATCACCTGGAATTTCCAATGCGTTTGCTATTAGGACAAAGGTTTCCAGGCTCATAATTTTACAACCGCTTTCTATATAGCTAATGTAGGTAGGAGATTTATCGATCAACTCCGAAAGCATCGCTTGAGATAATTGGTTTCGCTTACGAATTTCTTTAATTCTTCGACCAATTTTGCAGTAATTCAGACCCATAGATTGAACCTCCGAAAATGTTATGTTCAATTATGGACTTTTAATCAATAACACTTAATTGAAAGTTAATTAAATGGTCGGTTTGTTATTACATAATTCAGATATATCATCTCGTTTCTAAACCATAAGTCAAGAACATGACCTATGGTTTATTGATGTCTTTACCTTCCATTTGTAAAATTGTATGAATGAAGAACAGATATGGAGGGGTACGTGCCTGAATTGATTGAAGAAAAAGAGAAAATCGGACTAGAAGTAATGCCTTCATTCGATTTTTCATTTTCGTGTGACAAAGAGCAAGAGCTGCGCATCTTGGAGCACAGGGCATGGCTTAAAAGTATTAAGCGAGAAATGCCATTGCCAAAGCACCATTTTAAGGTCGCAATATACATTCGATATTTCAACCAGACGAAATATGATGATTACATCTCCTTTCATAAGAAACAATTCTCTGATACGATTGCCCTTTGCCCAAATTGGGAATTCGTTGGATTCTATGTGGATGAAGGCGCTACCGCGCCTAATATGGAAACTGCGCAGGCATGGTCACGGCTGTTAAACGACTGCAATGCTGGCAAAGTTGATTTAATTATCACTCAAAAAGCAAGCAATGTCTCCAAAAAAATCACGGAAATAAGCTTCTGTTCAAGAATTCTTGCTGCGCTTGAAAAACCGGTTGGGATATATTTTATATCTGAAGACATCTATACTTTGGCATCATACTATCAGAGTGATTTAAAAGACTCGTTTTTTCTTCCCTATCCCGATTGGTCTGTTCTGCCGGATGACAATTCTCAAGAGATAGGGACACTGCATGATTGATCAGATAAAAAAGCAGAAAGCTGAAGAACAAAAGGAAAAAGTACGTAAAAGGATTAAAACGCAGATTGATCCGAATACGTATGCTTTCATTCCAGCAAAAAAACAAGTTGATTATTATGATAATGACATTCAACAACGCGTTGCAGTTTATGCTCGTGTTTCAACAGACAATATCCAGCAAACTTCATCATATGAGCTTCAGAAAAAGTATTACGAAGATTTCGTTATACACCATCCGAACTGGATACTAGTAAAAATCTATGCCGATGAGGGTACTAGCGGAACATCCACTGCGAACCGGGATGAGTTTAACAAAATGATAGCAGATTGCCGCGCTGGAAGGATAGACATGATTTTAACGAAGAGTGTTTCGCGTTTTGCGAGAAATGTCGTTGATTGCATTGGTATGGTTAGAACTCTTTCCGATTTACCGCATCCTGTTGGAGTCTTTTTTGAAAGCGAGTGTATTTTTTCACTTAAGGATGATTCCCAAATGGCGCTTTCTTTTCTGGCTACAATGGCACAGGAAGAGTCTCATATACGGAGCCGAAGCATGGAGACATCACTTCGTATGCGACTTGATGGCGGGCTGCCGTTAACGCCGAAACTTCTCGGCTACTCGCATGACACGGAAGGAAATCTTGTCATCAACCCGGATGAAGAGGCAACCGTTAAGCTTATATTCTCCATGTATCTCTATGGCTATTCAACATCAGAAATTGCTACAACTCTTACTGAACTGGGTCGAAAAACATACCTAGGCAATATAACTTGGTCATCAAATTCAGTAGTGCAAGTATTACGAAACGAACGTCACTGCGGCGATGTGTTGACGAGGAAAACTTTCACACCGAACTATTTAAATCATAAGGCAAAGAAAAACAGAGGGGATAGACCGCAGAGCATTTATCGGAATCATCATGAAGCCATCGTGTCAAGAGATGATTTTATCGCTGTGCAGCGACTTCTTGAAAATGCAAAGTATGGTAACAAATCAATTCTACCGGAACTTCGAGTGATTGACAGTGGTCTTCTCAAGGGATTTGTTATTGTGAACCCCCGCTGGGCGGGATTCAAGTCTACCGATTATTATGATGCTGCAATCAGCATTAAACCTGACCCGCAGGACCTATGTGAAGATACTAAATGTTTAGATCAAGAGCCAGAGATTCAATTCGAAGCAGAAGCCGGGGCTTTTGACATGCGGGGGTTTGAGATTACACGTTCGGAGATGTTTGATTCCGTTCATCGACCATACGTCATATTTCAAGACAAAAAAATCAAATTTAGCACTGCATGCATAAGAAAGTTTGATAAAAATAACCATATTGAGTTACTTGTTGATCCAATAAATATGAAATTTGCTGTCAGAACAATAGGTAAGGACAACAAATATTCAACCGTTTGTTCGAAACATGTAAATGACCTATATTATCCTAAGGAAATATCTTGTGCTGCATTTATAGATACATTGTTCGAAATATTCGGTTGGAACACAGACCTCAAATATCGGATATCGGGAGCGTTTTATCAAAAAGACGATGAAATTGTTTTTCTATTTAACATTAATGATGCTGAAGCTTTTATCAAACCAGTAATGCTGGCCATTCGAGCTGTGGAAAATGATCAAGAAGGGACGCTTGAACCATTGTCGACGTCGGGCAAAAGGGTTCGAGCTGTTCCAGAAGAGTGGGTTCATGCATTTGGCAACCTGTTTTACACCCATCAGCATATTTTTCCATTATTAGAATCCAAAGAAAGCATGGACTTGAATATTCGAGAGGAAGGGCAATTGTATGAAACAGGGGAGAAGATTTGCATGACCGGAGTAGATGAACTAAGCGAATTCATAAGTCAAGAGCTGATGAGGGGGAATACTCGAGAATGAATAACAGTATCGATGATCGGCCCCATAACATTTTAGAAAGTTGCGATTACCCTGCTGATTGTACCGACTCTGAAAACAGGATATGCAGCAATACGCAGATTTCTAAAGATGCAACAGCAACAACGTTTCTTCAACTTGAAAAAGAATTTTATGTTCCAGCGGAAAGTAAAAGGGCTCAAATTGATGACGACGTGATCAAACTTGATGGTGAATTTGATTATGACGGATATCAAGTGGTTCGACGTGAGTTTTTCGCACATACTAACGAGCCATCAATTGCTTTTAATGATTATAGAATCTCTGTTAATACAGCATGCTTAAATAAACTTCCTTTGACAGATAATGTACAGGTGCTTGTTAATCAAACCAATAAAATTCTTGCAATCCAACCATGTCAGGAAGAAGAACGCAACTCATTTGCATGGTGCACCCCTGGAAATGGCAGGAGGAAACCCAAGCAGATTACCTGCAGATTGTTCTTTGCCAAGATATTCACACTAATGAATTGGAACCCTGAGTATCGTTATAAGCTATTGGGGAAAATCATTCACGCAAATGATAAATATCTTCTGGCATTCGATTTGACAGCGACGGAAGTATATCAACGCGTAACGATTGAAGGAAAGAGGGCGAAAACATCCCGTACACCCGTATTTCCGGCTGAGTGGCAAAATCAATTTGGGTTGGCTTATAGTGAACACCAAAAATCGATGCAGATCGATATTTTTGACGGGTATGCCGTGTATGCCATAAAAAGTAATGTGATTTCAAAAATTGAAATTGATTCAGTGAAGGATAAGCGGACTTAAGGAATAAGTTTTTTGATTAAAAATATATGGAGGATTGGACATATGAATGTGCAGAAAGAACTCGTGGCGGCCTTAACTATAGACTTAAAAAGGAACAGATTCCGAATTCATAAGCATACTTTACATGGACTTGGCGATCCCAGGTACATTCAATTCCTTATCAATCCTGAAGATGGTTATATTGCAATACTAGGGAGTGACAAGCCTTTGGTGGGGGGGACAGCGAATAAGGTCACTCTAGATAATGCAAACAGCAAAAAATCTGTGGAGTTTTACAGCGCAAACTTGCTTAATGGAATTTTCAAAATCTTTGGTAAGCTGGACTATCATTATAGTTATCGCTTAAGCGGTGAAATCGACCAAGTGAACCGAGTTGCGTATTATTCCATGAAAACGCTACAGAAAAATGGTCGGAGTGAAGTGGAGAATGGCGATGAAATTCAGACAACTGAAAATTGATAGCGAGTTTAAGAATCTGATCCGTCCTCTTCGCAAAGAAGAGTATAGCCTACTAGAATTGAATCTTGTAGCAGATGGGTGCCGTGATCCAATCATTATATGGAATGGGATCATTGTTGATGGGCATAATCGTTATGAAATTTGTAACAGATTGAACATTCCCTATTCAGTAATGGAAGTAGAGTTTGAAAGCCGAGAAGCGGCTGTAATTTGGATATGCAGCAATCAGCTCGGAAGAAGAAACATTTCAGAAGAGACACGAAAATATTTGATCGGTAGAAAATATGAAGCTGAAAAGTATATCGGAAGCCGAAAAAATACCTTTGGCCACAATCAATACACGAGATCACTCGATACCGAAAAAACAGATCAAAATATAGATGACCACGGTTGTGATCAAAAAGAATACTGGCGGCGCACTGCATGGCGGATAGGACATGAGTATCACATATCTTCAGGAACCGTTCAAAAATATGCAAAATATAGCCAAGCTGTAAGGCTAATTGCTCAAAAAGCGCCTGAGTTAGTTCCACAAATTCTATCGGGCAACTACAAGATATCGCATGAAAACGTCGTTGCTCTGTCAATGATGGACGCGAAAGAAGTGCAAAAGTTAAATCGAAAATTCGTGCAAGGAGCAATCCCATATATTCGATATAGTGAATCGCGAAAGGACTTTTCAGATGATATCCCTTGTAAATCGATTGACCAGATTCATGAACCAGCCGCAATAAAAGCTATGCCTGCGTATGATCCTGATGCCGTAGTTGTATGTCTCACGCTTACAATACCATCTTGGATAAGTTCAATTGAACGAACGAAATCGGCAGCAGACTTAGATATCATTTCCCCTGCTGCAAAATCAAAGCTTATAGAAGCTTTAGAAGAATTGCAGAGTACGGGGCGGGAGATGCTCGAAACAATAAGAGGAGAGGCTTGATGTCAGATTATAATATGTTTGTTCCAAATGTTCATTTTGAACAAATACCAATTAAAAATTTGGTTTCAAATCAAGAATATCAACGAAATCTATCACAACATCATGTTGAAAATGCTGCTGCGCATTTTGATCTTTATCAAATAAATCCTGTGAAAGTGAGTCGTCGCGACGGGGTTAATTATGTTTTCAATGGGCAGCATACTATAGAGATTGTTGCACTTATATCCGGATCACGGGAAACACCCATCTGGTGTATGATTTATGACGATCTGAATTATGAGCATGAAGCAGATATATTTGCTAATCAGATGAAGTTTGTAAGGCCATTGAAACCATATGAAGTTTTCATGGCAAATATAGAGGCAGGAAATGACAAGCAGTTAATCATCAAAGATCTCCTTGAGTCATACTCTCTATCACTTGGACAAACTAGAAACTATGGGGTCATTTGCGCAGTCTCAACTGTTGAAGGTATTTACGAACGTTTCGGTTATCATGTCTTGGATCGTACCCTTCGCCTATGTGTAGGTGCATGGGAAGGTGATATGAATTCGTTGTCCGCAAATTTTCTCAACGGCGTTGCACGACTAGTCATTGCATTTGGCGATTCAATAAAAGATGATCAGTTTAAAGAAAAAGTCGGATATACATCTGTAAAACAACTTTCACGGACCGCTAAGGAACGTAGGCCGGGGTCACTTGGCTATGCAGAAGCGATGCTTGTTGCGTACAATAGAAAATGCAAATTTCCACTTCGTTGGACAAAACTTTATGAAAAGAATCTTGGGACTACAGATGGACTGGATGTGGATATTGATTCGCAGGATGTAGATGCGGATGTAATGGATGAAATCGATGATGAATAAGTACAATTTGGCTTTCAGATGTACAGGAGAAATTTGAGTAAAACGTTATAGGAAAAAGATATTATTATCAAGATGGTTGGCAATATAATTAAGATTCAGAAATCTGAGGTAATTCCTTGGTGAAAGTACAACTTGGCAAAAATCGAGGTGAGGAGGTTTGTATCATATTTTGGTGCTAACCATTTGCCTCTGGAAAACAATCATAAATGCGCCATTTGATTCAGACGAATTGGTTGGGGATGGAGTATATAGATCAATGAAGTTGTATCCATTGACGACCGAGACTGGTTCATAGACACTCGCTCGACTAGCTAATTCTGTTAGTTCAAAGACTAGAGATGATATATATCTAAGCCCGCAGTTACTGCGGGTTTTTTCATTTTTGGGAATTTGCGACAGATTCTTGCTTGAAAATCGAGTAGAAATGAAAAGCGAAAAATGAGCTCGGCACAAAATATATTATTTCAAATTTGCCGCATACCTTCCCGCTTTTGGTCTTCCCGAACATTTGGTTGTATATATGGGCGTTTTCGAACTCGTTATAATCCTCCGTGGAAGTTTCGGAGGACGATGTTTGAGAGTTCGCGCCCGTGCAATGGTTGAATGCGAAACCGTTAATTCTTCATCGAAAAAAGCACAAAAAGACTTCAAAATAATATATTTTCGCAAAAATGGACGTTTTGCTTCCGCTTTTGAAAAGTCAGATTGTTTTATTTATATAGGGGGAGAAGAGGCAAAACTCGGACTGCACCTTAAAAACCAAATATGGAGGACAAACCGTTGAACTGCGAGAGCGAACAGGCTGCCGCTGGCGCTATGTTTGATGCATTTTGCAAGGAGGTCCTCCGTAACACAGTTTTTAATTACAAACGGAAGATCAAGCGCCAGTCAAGTAGAGAAGTGATCACGCCGGATCCTGAACAATATATCTCTGCGCGGGATGCCGTCTTTGATGTATATGAAACGGATCATCTTTTTATCGAATTTGAGGGAAGTATATATCCGCTGGACAATGAAAAGCTTCATCAGTCGATGCTTACATTGCCGAAGAATCTGCTGGGTGTATTGTTGCTCAAGTTCTGGCATGGTCAGAAAGACGCGATAATCGCGAGTCACTTTGGCGTTTCAACAAGAACGATTCGTCAATGGCGTAGTCTTGCGATCGCTGAAATTCGGAAGTGGTATCAAGAAAAGGAGGTTGAATTTAGCGACACCTCGTGAAATGAAAGAAGGGCTTCTTTCAAATCAGCCGATAGGAGAGATATGATTCTAAGTTTCGAGACAATTTGTGCCGCGGTAAAGGGAGATAAGGACGCAATAGAAGAAGTACTAAAGTACTACGATCCTTATATTGTTACGATGTGCACGTTCCAATCTATGGATGAGGATGGATTTGAATACACATACGTAGATCATGACGCTATCCAATTATTACAAAAACGACTCGCTGAACAAATACCAAAATGGAAGGAAATCTGCAAATGATACTTTTACCCGATCTGTTCGAATTCGCTTATATGCCCAACTGGTTTGACCATCTGATTGCGCTGTCTGAGATGGCAGTGCCGGAATCATGGCGTTTTACAAATCCAAAAATACCACCTAGGAACACTGATACACCGATCCTAGAAAAATATGTCAACTACGTTTTCAGGAAACAAATCATTGACTTCAACAATTTCAATTATGTGTCCAATCCAGAATATGGGGACAGAATTTTTTACATCAGAAATGAAAACGCATGTTTTAACACAGGCCTCTACACAAAGAACTACAAGAGCATCTTTGGATGTTTTACCCGAAATAAGCGTAAAGACGCGAAGCAAGACTGGCTATTCCGAGGGTTTTTTGACGATACTGCGCCCGATTTGAAGTTTGTGCAGCCATTGCCGGATAAGCCCGGATTGCTTGTGCCGATCATGGGCATGACTTACTTCCCCGTGTGGGACATTCGCGTCAATGTGAACCATATTCTGTGTGATCCCGACAATTTTGCGCGGCTACCACTGGAAGTGCAGCGCGCGAAAAACCTATCGCTTCTGCTTGAAACCGCCGTCGAGCTGGCGCGGCGCAAGGCGTCGTTTGAACCCGGCATCGTAGTGCCACAGGGATATCAGGGCAAGGTGCAGTTTTTGCTTCCGTTGTGCTTACTGGATTCTGAACGCACAGATCTTGCCATGACGCTGACTCCAATGGACGGCTATTATCTCGGCCATACCTGCTTGACGCTGGAGATGGCTTATATGAACGCGCGGCTGATCGGCAGACCGGTCGCACCCTGGCTTCTGGAACTCGTGACCTGATTTTTCCGGCTGCCGCCCTCAGGGGTTAAGGATATAGCACATTAAAACTAAATAGGGCCTGGCGAGCGGCGCTTTTTGTGCCGTGCCGCCGGGTCCTTTTTTTCGTGCGCTCAAAAATGCGCCAATCGTCTGGCTCTGAACGAAAGGAGCCGGACAAATGGAACTGGTCAATATTAAGTATCGCTTTGCTGACGGGCACATTGAGGAATTGGAGGTGGAACAAGAGATCGCGGAGGCACTAAATGAACTGGATCGGAAGGAGTACAACAACACGCAAAAGGAGACGCGCCGCCACGTAACCTTTGACGTATCCGAGGAACTGTCATGGTTGGCGGTTGATGATCAGAGATTAGCCCGAGTGCTTGATGGTGCAACAGAGGAAACTCGGCTGCATGCAGCGATATCCAAATTGAGCACCAGACAACAGACGCTGATTCGTGATTTGTTCTTTCATCGGAAAACACAAGCTGCAATCGCAGAACAGCTTGGAATTTCACAGCAGGCTGTGAGTGATCAGTTGTCGACGATCATAAAAAAGTTAAAAAAACTTTTATGAGAATCCTTGTATTTTGCTTTTTTCGTGACCTACAGGTGAAGGGGTTATTTTTTGGAACCTTGACATCTGAATATCCGGTGGTCATGAGAAGCCCGCATAGTCGAGGATAACGTCCCAGAGTGCGGCCCGGCGGGATGCGGGGAGCGAAGAGCTGCGCGGCGAAGAGCCGATCATGACCACCGCCCTATCTCCGGGATAGAAGCGTCTAATAGGAGAAATATTTTAATCCGTACCCCTTCGGGAAGGAAACATGGAAAACAAGCAATTACATATGCCCATCAGAGCGCGTCCGTATGATCATCAACGACGCGCTTCTTCATTTGCCTGCCAGATGTTTGGACTGGCAGGGCACGACCCGCCGACCAGCCGCGGAGTGGCGCTACTCATGGAGATGGGAACCGGCAAAAGCCTAACCACGATTGCGGTCGCCGGACGGTTATTTCTCAATCGAAAGATCGAGAGGATGCTAATCGTCGCGCCGTTGTCCATCCTAGGTGTCTGGCAGGAGGAGTTTCGTAAGTTCGCTGATTTTGAGTATTCGCTCACCATATTGAACGGCAGCGAATCTAAGAAGATCGAGAAATTGCGACAAATGCCGACATCAGGTTTGCAGGTTGCGGTGATCAACTACGAATCTGCCTGGAGGTTGGAAAGGGAGCTTGCTGCCTGGGACGCCTATCTCATCGTCTGCGACGAAGGGCACAAGATCAAAACGCACAACATCACCGCAAGCAAGTGTATGCACCGTCTTGGCGCAAGAGCGCGGTATCGGATGCTGCTGACGGGGACTATCATCACGAACAAAGCGATCGATGTGTTCAGCCCGTACAAGTTTCTAAATCCGGCGGTGTTCGGCAACAGTTTCTACGCCTTTCGTAACCGCTACTTCGATATGGTCGGGTATGGGAATCACACTCCCGTTCTGAAAGCGAATATGGCGGAGGAACTCACGCGGCGCATCCACAGCATCGCGTTCCGCGCGACAAAGGATGAGTGCCTCGATCTGCCGGAAACGACGGAAATCGTACGCAGGGTCGACTTGGAACCACTGGCTCAGCGACTGTACCAGCAGCTGGTTCGGGACAGTTATGCGCAGATCAAGGACGGCGAGATTACCGCCGTAAACGTGCTGACCCGCCTGCTACGGCTTTCGCAATTAACCGGCGGGTTCCTACGCGGGGACGAAGGGAATCGCGCCGAACGGATCAGCAACGCCAAACTTGACGCGCTTTCGGACATCATCGATAGCGCGGCGCAGGAAGGTGGAAAACTCGTTATCATCGCGCGTTTTTTGCCGGAGATCGATGCCATCACCGCAATTCTGGAACGGAAGGCGATCGGTTACTCGCTGATCACCGGCGCGGTGAAGGATCGCGACGAGCAGGTGCGGCGGTTTCAAACCGATTCAGAGGTGATTGTGTTCGTCGGTCAGATTGCGACGGCAGGGTTGGGCATCACGCTCACCGCTGCCGACAAGATGGTGTTCTACTCGCTTGATTACAGCATGTCGAACTTCGAACAGACAAAAGCGCGCATTCACCGTGTAGGGCAGCGCAACCCATGTACCTATCTCTACCTCGTCGCTGAAAACACTGTGGATGAGAAAGTGCTCCAGGCGCTACGTGACAAAGCCGATCTGGCTAGAATCCTGATCGATGATTACCGGGCGGGAAAGAACCCGTTCGGCACACCCTGAAAGGAGAAATATGGAATCAAACGACCTGTTCGTGCTGGCTGACGAGCTGCGCGAACTAAAAGAAACAAAAAAGCGCCTAGAGGATGAGCTCAAGGCGGTCGGTTTCGATATTGACCGCGTCGACGCTGACCTTGCGAAGCGCATGATAGACGCTGAAACGCAAAACTTCACCCGCAACGGCACGATGTTCTGCCTGACCAGCACGACACGCGCGTCGGCGACCGCCGGCCGCAAGGATGAGCTGTTCGAAGCGCTACGCGCGGCGGGTTATGGCGATCTTGTCTGCGAGACCGTCAACGCCAATTCACTCTCGGCGTTCGTGAAAGAGCAGACCACGGAGAACGGGGATGCCCTGCCGCAATGGCTGGATGGTCTCGTGACCGTGTTCGAAAAAACAACTGTGGGCGTGCGGAAAGCCGCCCGATAAGAGAAAGGGATAAGACAATATGACACAGGAAACAGGAATCGTACCCAACTACAACGCTTTCGAAGAGCTTGCAAACTTCAACCTGAACGACGCGATGTCGCAGGAACTCGAAGGATTGAGCCTCTCGTTTGAGCGCATCAAGATCCCCTCGGCGGGTAGCACGGTGTTTGAACTACCGTCGGCGGATGGCGGCGAGCCAGAAACGGTGAAGGAATTCACCGGCGTGATTCTCTATCATCACCCGTTGTTTGCGTATTACCGGGACAAATACGCGGGCGGCAACGAGCCGCCGGACTGCGGCAGTTTCGACGGCGTAACCGGCGAGGGCGATCCCGGCGGCGCGTGCGCGAAATGCCGATACAACCAATTCGGCTCGGGCGAAGGCGGCGGCAAGGCGTGTAAGAATCGCCGTCGCATCTATATTTTGCGCGAGGGCGAGGTGTTTCCGGTTCTGCTTTCGCTGCCGACCGGCTCGCTGAAGGAGTTTACACGGTATATTCAGCGACTCTTGAGCCGCGGTAAGAAATCGCTTGCCGTGGTGACCCGTTTCTCGCTCAAGAAAGCGGTGAACACGGGCGGTATCGCGTATTCTCAGGCGCAGTTCAATGCCGAGCGCGCGTTGACCGAAACAGAGCTGACTGCGGTGGCGAGCCTCGCGGCGCAGGTGAAGGAGTACGCAAAACACGTCGGCGGGTACTCCGTCGATCTGGACGAGTTCGTCGAGGTGCCGACGCCGTTTGACCCCGTGACTGGGGAGATCGTGGAACAGCAATAACTACGGAACTGGGGAGCGGGCAACCGCTCCCCGATGATTTGAAGAAAGGAATTCCAGATGAGTTACATGCAAAGTATCGAGCGCGTCCCGCTCAACGAAATCTGCATCGAGCAATACCAGCGAGTACTGAACAATGCGCGTGTGAAACGCATTGCCGACAATTTTGACACGGCTCGCGTCGGCGTGCTTTTGCTCTCGAAGCGCGGCGAACATAACTATGCGATCGTGGACGGACAGCATCGCCTGTGCGCCATGCGTCAGATCGGATTGCAGGAGGCGGTGTGCATCGTTGTTGTCGGTATGTCATATCAAGACGAGGCTAACTATTTTCGGATCCAGACCAAGGATGCCAACGCGCTGAACGCTTATTCGGTTTACAAAGCGGGAGTTGAGGCAAAAGACGAGCATTTCCTCCGAATCGATGCCATCCTCTCAAAAAACGGTTACGCCGTCGGCTTGAAAGCCGAACCAATGGTGATCACCGCGGTGAACACACTCTCTCGGGTCATGACCATGCAGGGCGAGAATGCTTTGGATTTGGCCTTACAGTGCATCCGAGATGCATGGCATGGAGACTCGACGGCACTGAGGCGCGAGATGTTAGCCGGCGTTGCCGAGTTTTCGCGCCGATATGCTTCGAACCTGACGGCGAATCTGTTTAGACAACGGATCGGCAATTTACTGCCAGCGGATCTGTTCTTTGAGTATCGTTCCAGGTGCGAGGGACGCGTCAATACAAATAGTGCGTTCAAACCGATCTATCTGCAGATCTTCTGCGGAATGCTGCGCGATTACTACAACAAAGGCCTCGGCAGCACATCGAAATTGCGGCTGGGAACAGGGGGCGAGCCACATGGAATGTAAGACGACAGAAATTCCGATCTCATCCATCCTGGTGTCGACACGTATCCGTAAGGATACGGGGAACATTGATGCGCTAGCGATGGATCTGCAGCAGCACGGGTTGATCAACCCGATCACGGTCATGGACTGCCAGAACGGATCGTATCAGCTGATTGCAGGGCTTCGACGGTTGCAAGCGGCGCAGCAGATTGGGTTGCCGCTGATTCGTACAACAGTGCTTTCACCCATGCAAGCGGAAGAGATGCTCGCGATAGAAATTGCCGAAAACGAACAACGCCTCAATTTCACCACAGCAGAACGGTTGGAATACGCCGAAAAGATCAAGGCCATCGAACAAGCGAAGGCGCGGGAGCGTATGGCTCTTTACGCGCGTGAAGGGTACGAGAATGATCAGGGTAGGGTCGAACGATCCTACCCTGACAAAGGTAGAGTTCGAGATGCAATTGCAAAACGCGTTGGATTTTCGAGTGGATCTCAGTTCGAACGCGCGGAAGCAGTTGCGAAGAAGCGTCCTGATCTATTGGCGAAGATTGATTCCGGTGAGGCAAGTATATATGGCGCATACAAGGCGGTCAAAAGAGATAATGCGAAACCTGAGGCTGCAGAACCTCCCGAAAAACCAAAAACAGCGCTTGACCAAGTTGCCCGTGCTGGAATCGAGCGGCTTATGAAGAATCCACATTTTCTGGAATTACTGGAGGAGCTCGGAAATATGCGCGCGGAAGCGACTATCGCGAAAACGCAGCTAAAACGCGCGACGGAAGCATATGACAACAAAGTCAAGCACTTTGAAAACAACGTTGACTTCTTGTCGCGTCGCGTCAGGGAACTGGAAAAAGAGAACGCCGAGCTTCGCGCCCGGCTGGGAATGGAGGCAAGGCATGTCAAGCGAGTTGAGTTCGGCAACCCCGACGGGGTCATCGGGATTCCCTCGGATTCTGTATCTGCCAAGAACTGATCGTCCGATGATCTTCGTCTGTTCTCCGTTTGCAGGTTGTGTGCAAGGAAACGTGCAAAACGCGCGCCGATACTCAAGATTTGCCTACATTAGCGGGTATATGCCAATCACGCCGCATTTAATGTATCCGCGCTTTCTGGACGACAAGCAATACAAAGAACGGCTGGACGGGATGGGAATGGGTCTACGTCTTCTTGATCTCTGCGAGGAGCTATGGGTGTTTGGCGATCACTATAGCTCGGGCATGCAACGCGAAATATCGCATGCATTAGGAATGCATATGACCATTCGATTCTTCGATCGGGATTGCAAGGAGCTCAAGAATCGAGACGGTTTTAACATACGAACGGAGGAAAGTATATGACTGATTTTCAACAAATTCGGAATTCCGTACAAGTTGAAGAGGTGGCTAAGTGGCTGGGAATCGAAGTTCACGGTGGGAAAGCGAGATGTCCGTTTCACAACGATCAAACGCCCTCGCTTTCGTTCAAGGATGGGAGGTTCAAGTGCTTTGGCTGCAATGAGTCCGGGGACGCGATCGATATGGTAGCGAAGCTCCGGCATGTCAGCACAACTGAAGCAGCGCAACTGATCACAGAGGCGTTTCGTGTCCATACATCAACGCCGTCGGCGCAGAAGAAAGCGTCAGCGACGAATCGTGCTCTGATTTCAGAGTACATCGATCATTGCATCGAGGCGTTTTCCGTTGCGCCGGATGCGCAACTGTATTTGCAATCAAGAGTTTTCACTGGGGAGAGCATGATGCGATTCCGATTTGGGTTCGACGCAAAAAGGAATGCGATTGTTATCCCATACGGCGAGAGCACGGACTACTACACCTCGAGGAGCATCAAGGATAAGCGGTTCTTCAAACCCCGTACAGAGGATGCGGGGCCAGAGCCGCTGTTTTACGAAGAATCCTTGGACCAGAAAAAACCGGTTTTCGTTGTTGAGAGCGCGTTTTGCGCATTGTCGATCTTGCAGGAGGGCGGCCATGCGGTTGCAGTATGTGGGACTGGAACACGAAAGCTGATCGATGCGCTAAGGGTACGGGATGATGTTCCACCGATCATCGTGTGCATGGATCGAGACAGCGCGGGAGAAGAGGCCGCTGGTGTTCTTTGTGCGCAGCTCAAAGAGCAAGGGTATCGGTATATCAGCACGACGACGCCAAAGGGGTATAAAGACCCGAACGAGCTTCTGGTTGGTGACCGGGCGTTATTTCGATCATGGTTGTCGGAATGCATCGATCAGGCGAAAGACCTGCCATTCCTTTCAGAAGAGAGCAAGGCCAGCGAAATCTTCGAAATGGAATTGCTTCATACGCTGCGACCCGAGTACAATCCGCGCTATCCCTCGACGGATATCGGCAACAGCAGATTGTTTTCGGATTTCTACAAACAGGTTGCCCGGTATATTCCGGAACGAAGGATGTGGTATATCTTCAGCGGTACGCGCTGGGAGCCGGATGTTGGCGGATTGAATGCGATGGAACTGTGCAAGAAGCTGGCGGATGGCTTGATAACATATGCCCTGCGACTCCCAGACGAGCAGGTCAGGAAAGACTATATCGACAAATGCAAGAAATGGCAGCTTCGCAGAACGCGGGAAACCATCCTCAAAGATGCGCAGAGCGATTATTGGATTCCCATACAGGAGTTCGATGCGGATCCGTGTCTGTTCAATTGCCGGAACGGGACGCTGCACCTAAGAAGCATGGAATTTCTGCCGCACGACCCGGAGGATAAACTCACCAAGATCTCGGATGTTGCGTATGATCCCGACGTTCGGTGCGAGCGGTTTGAAGCGTTTGTAGATGAAATCATGAGCGGTGATCAGGCCAGAGCGCGATTTTTGCAGCGATCTTTGGGATATGCGTTGACCGGAGATTCCCGGTACGAGTGTTTGTTTATTCTGTACGGCGCGACAACGCGCAACGGGAAGGGCACGCTCATGGAGAGCGTCCTTAAGGTCATGGGCGATTATGGCAGCACGGTACGGCCCGAGACGATCAGTATGAAGCAGAATGTCAGCAGTCAGAACCCGACGGAGGACATCGCACGGCTTGCAGGGATCCGGTTCGCCAACATCTCGGAACCCAGCAAGGGACTGCTGCTCAACGCGGCGCAGGTGAAGAATCTGACGGGCAACGATACGATCAACGCGCGGTTCCTTCATGAGAACAGTTTTGATTTCCGGCCGCAGTTCAAGATCTACATGAACACGAATTATCTGCCGGTTATTACAGACATAACGCTCTTTTCCAGCGGCCGAATCATGATTATCCCGTTCGAACGCCATTTTGAAGAAAATCAGCAGGATAAAACTCTGAAGCATATCTTCAGTGAAGCGGACAACCAAAGCGCGATCCTGAACTGGTTGCTGGAAGGATACCAATCTTTGGCAGTTGAGGGGCTGGCTATGCCGGAATCGGTACGCTTTGCAACAGAGCGGTACCGGCATGAGAGTGACAAGATCGGACTGTTCATTGAGGATGAGATGGAACCGATCCCAAACGCGGAAGAGCGAACGGCTGCAGTTTACGAACGATACCGGAAATGGTGCGATGCGAACGGATGCTTTGCGGAAAATACCCGTAATTTTAAGCAAATATTGGCGATGTACGGGCGTGTGGAACGGAAGCGCCCGTATGTCGGTGGAAGCGAGACGACGCTGCTTGTCGGATTCCGTCTGCGTTTCGACACGGGCGGATTTACCGAATACAAAGACAAGATTCCGTTCGATTAATTCCGCCGTCGCAGCTTGTCGCAGGTAAAACAGGGTATTTTTAAATGCGTTTTCGCTCTTATAGGAAGTACCTAAAAACCTGCGACAAGGTGCGACAAGGGTATAAAACCGGGATGAATCCGCTCGACAGACTCCTCCGTCGCAGCTTGTCGCAGGTAAAACAGGGTATTTTTAAATGCGTTTTCTCTCTTATAGAAAGTACCTAAAAATCTGCGACAAGGTGCGACAAACCTAAAAGTGCCCGATATCGGGCGTTTCTTCTGATCGGTACAGGAAGGAGAATTCAGCAAATATGCTGGAAAAAGATATCACGGCCGCAATCATGCAATTTTTGAAGATGGTTCCACGATGCTTTGCCTGGAAAGAGCATGGCGGGATGTACGGGACGGCAGGCATCCCCGATGTGATTTGCTGTCTGGATGGCCGGTTCTTCGCCTTTGAGGTGAAAACGCCGGAGGGCAGCGTGACAAAGCTGCAGGAGCGCACGATTCAAAGGATTAAAGTCGCTGGGGGCCGCGCATATGTGGTTCGGTCAGTGGACGACGTGAAAGCCGTGCTGTGGGCATATGCGGGAATCGACATTTGACAAGGAGGGTACAGATGAGCACGAAGGATTACCTTTCGCAGGCATACCGGATTGACCAGCGGATCAACAGCAAGCTGGCGCAGGTGATGTGCCTGCGTGACCTATTAAGCAAGGCGACTGGAACGTTGTCCGGTGCGCCGAAATCGGCGACACCCAACCCGCACTCCATGGAGGATACCATCGCCAAGATGGTGGATCTGGAAAACGAGATCAACGAAGACATCGACGCGCTCCTCGATCTCAAAGCGGAGATCATGCGGCGGATCAAACGCGTGGAGAACACGGATTACCAGACAATACTGGAACTGCGATACCTGTGCTTCAAGCGCTGGGAAGAAGTTTCAGGTGAGCTTGGGTATAGCATGCAACATTTGTTCAGACTCCACGACGAAGCGTTGGAAGCGGTTGGTTTTCCTAAAAGATGAGAGTAAATGTGATTGAATGAGAGTATCATCCTTTGATATTCTTATGATGACGAAAAAGAAGAGAGCCTCCGCGGATAAAAACGCGGAGGCTCTTTTGCTTTTCTTCGGAGGACTGTTATGCCGATGAAACCCAAGCGTCCATGCTCCTATCCGAGATGCGGCAGGCTAACGGACGGTCGGTACTGCGATGAACACAATCAGATCGCCGAGCGTCAGTACAACCGATACCTTCGTGACCCGGACACCAACAAACGTTACGGACGCGCATGGAAGAAAATCCGTGCGCGATTTTTATCACAGCATCCATTGTGCGCGCAGTGCGAAGCGGAAGGACGCTTGACGCCGGCGCAGGAAGTACATCATATCCTGCCGCTGGCAAACGGTGGAACACACGACGAGCGCAACCTCATGTCGCTATGTAAGAGCTGCCATTCGAGGATCACGATCGGATGCAGCAACACGAAATATAAATAATGCACGCGAAATGACCTTGGCGGGGTATATATATCTTGCGTGCAATTCAATTTGGTCAACGCGGTCGGGTCACGTACAAACTTTCGCGGAAGTTACAGGGGGAATAGCCCAATAAGTTTTTTACGGGAGGAAACGCATATGGGAAGACGAGGACCGGCGGTCGGTCAGGGCGGAAGACCACCGAAACCGCTGGCAGAGAAAGTACTGGAAGGTAACCCCGGCAAGCGCAAGCTGACCGTCGTAGAGTTTCCCAACGCAGCAGAGTTTCAGGGCGCGGAAATGCCGCAACCGAGTGCATTGCTGTCCGCAGAACAGAAGGACGGTACGATTTTACAGGCTGGGGAGATATACAAAACCACGTGGAGCTGGCTGGATAAGCGCGGATGCGCTTCGTTGGTGTCTCCGCAGGTGCTGGAACGTTATTCCATGATGGCGGCAAGGTGGATTCATTGCGAGGAAATAATCACGAAAACGGGCTACTTAGCAAAGCATCCGACTACCTCAATGGCGATTCAGTCTCCGTATGTTGCTATGAGCCAGAACTATATGGCGCAGACGAACCGGCTTTGGTATGAGATTAACCAGATCGTGAAGGATAACTGCGCGACCGACTATACGGGCGCTAATCCGCAGGACGACGTTATGGAACGACTGCTGACGGCGCGCAAGGGGAAATAGCCATGGACGAAGTACAGGCTTTTATTCATTCGCTCAAGTATCACCGGCTGACGAGCCAGCAGCGAAAGACGCTGCGCGGGCAGGCACTTGCGGGAAATCTCATGGCGGCGCAGGCCGGCCTACGAAAAATCGAATCAAAAGGAGCTCAGCATGGTCATTCAAACGCTGCCGGCCGATAAGCTAGTACCGGCGGATTACAATCCGCGCAAAGATCTCAAGCCCGGCGATCCGGAATACGAAAAGCTAAAACGGTCCATTGTGGAATTCGGATATGTAGAACCAGTGATATGGAACAAGACTACTGGCCATGTTGTGGGTGGACACCAGCGGCTGAAGGTGCTGATCGATACCGGCGTGACCGAAGTCGAATGCGTTGTCATGGAAATGGGCGAGGAAAAAGAGAAAGCGCTCAACATTGCGCTCAACAAAATCAATGGCGAGTGGGATAAGGATAAGCTCGCACTGCTGATAACGGATTTGCAGGGCGCGGACTTCGATGTGTCTCTAACCGGCTTCGATGCCGTTGAGATTGATAAGCTGCTTAATAGCGGTATTGATGCCGAGGAAGATGGCTTCGATGTTGACGCCGAACTCGAAAAGCCTACCTTCACCAAACTTGGAGATGTATGGACGCTTGGCCGTCATAAAGTCATATGTGGCGACAGCACAAGGCCCGAAACCTATGCGGCTCTGATGGGAGGGAAACAGGCGAACCTGATCCTTACCGACCCGCCTTACGGAATCGACTATAACAAAGGAACGGCGGGTAAAATCAAAAACGACAAGTTTGACACTGACGAGGGTTTTTATAACTTCCTCCACGACGCTTTTTCGGCGATGGCGACTTATCTCGCTACGGATGGTGCAGCATATGTATTCCATGCCGACAGCAAAGGGCTGCCTTTTCGAAGGGCGTTTGACGATGCGGGCTTCAAGCTGTCAGGATGTTGTATCTGGGCAAAAAACACATTCACGCTCGGTCGCTCAGATTATCAATGGTGCCACGAACCCTGTCTCTATGGCTGGAAGAAGTCTGGAAAGCATAATTGGTACGGCGACCGCAAACAGTCGACAATATGGAACTTCGATAAACCAAGCCGCTCGGAGAAGCATCCGACGATGAAGCCCGTGCCGCTGCTCGCTTTGCCGATGAAAAACTCGACGCAGACCAACGGCGTGGTACTTGATCCATTTGGAGGCTCCGGCAGCACTTTAATATGCGCGGAGCAACTGGGACGCGAAGCCTGCCTGATAGAACTGGATGAAAAATTCGTGGACGTTATCGTCAACCGTTACATCGAAACCGTCGGAAGCACTGACGGCGTTTTTGTAGAACGGGATGGCAAGTCAAATTCCTATTTGGATGCGACTGCCAATGCGTAACAATTACTGGTTTTCGGAGGATGGCGCCATCGGGTATGGCGATTTAAGTACGGGCGAGGTGTTCTGTTTTGATTCCGAGGACTATGGAAAAATATCGGATAGGACTTGGTACAAGTGCAATGCGAGTTCGGGCTATGTTGGCGATCGCAATGGATTCTGTATTCACAGAGTAATACTTATCGCTCCGGAAGGCTGCGAAATCGACCACATCAACCTGAATCCGCTCGATAACCGGAAAGTTAATTTGAGGTTATGTACGCATCAGCAAAACCAATGCAATAAGCCTCTTCAAAGGAATAACACCTCTGGAGTGACTGGCGTCAGCTATTTTGCGCCAAGAAAAAAATACCGTGCGCGAATTAAGTACTTTCAGCGAGAATTACATTTAGGGTATTTTCCCACATTTCTTGAGGCCACTCAAGCGAGAAATGTCGGTGTGAAAATCCTGTTCGGAGAGTTTGGGCGATGCCACAAAACCCCGCCTCCACCAAAATGGATCGAGAATATGGTTCAAGCCAAATGCAACCGCTTCGTTGATAAGGTGGTTTTTTCTTGCCCGAAAGGAGAAGCTGCCAATGAATAAGAAGTTGACGCTCGGCTCACTCTTTTCGGGGAGCGGCGGGTTTGAACTCGGCGGCTTACTCTGCGGCATTCGCCCCGTATGGGCAGCGGAGATCGAACCGTTCCCGATCCGCGTCACGACGAAGCGAATACCGCTCATCCGGCATTTGGGCGATGTGTCGCGCATCGATGGCGCGACAATCGAGCCGGTCGATATCATCACGTTTGGCTCACCCTGCACCGACCTGTCGGTTGCGGGAAAGCGCGCGGGATTGGCGGGTTCGCAATCCGGTTTATTTCATGAAGCGATCCGGATCGTACGTCAAATGAGGGAAGCAACGAATGGAGCATATCCAAAATACATCGTTTGGGAAAACGTCCCAGGCGCGTTCAGCAGCAACGGAGGACAGGACTTCAAAGCGGTGCTCGACGCGATCGTCGGGATCGTCGCGCCGGGAGCCGAGGTGCCTGCGACTGCGGACGGCAAGTGGTCCTACGCCGATGTATATCTGGGATCAGGATGGAGCGTGGCATACCGCGTTGTCGACGCGCAATATTTCGGAGTCGCCCAACGCCGCCGTCGCATCTACCTTGTCGCAAGTTTTGTCGACGAACGCGCCGGAGAAATACTATTTGAGCGCGAAGGCATGCGCAGGGATTTTACGCCGTGCGCAAACCAGAGGCAAACACCTGCCGGAGATTCTTCAGGAGGCGCTGTCGCGTCAGTTGGATTCGAACCCGGCGCGCTAAGACGGATGGGCGGTCATGCATGGGCGGAAAGCACAGGTTGCCTTCGCGCGGATATGGGCGACAACCAAACGGCGGTCGCCATGGAGAATCACCCGATCGACGGACGTTGCAAGCTGGAGAAGGACGGATTGGTTCAGACGCTCGCGGCGCGCATGGGAACGGGCGGGATGAACGTTCCGCTCATCATGAACCGCGCATTCGGCGTGTGCTCCGATGGCAGCAACGCAATGCGATCGGACAACCCCGAGAGCGGATTTTACGAAGCGGCCACCGCGCGTACGCTTGACGCGAACGGCGTCAGGCCGGACTGCAATCAGGGCGGTATCGCGGTCGTCGCGTTTACTCAGAACCAGCGCGATGAGGTGCGTGATCTCGGAGGTGTCGCCGGAGCGTTATCCGCGAATGCCGGCATGAAGCAGCAGACTTATGCGCTGCAGGGCAGCATGATCGGGCGAAGCGACCGCAACGGCCCGCAAGGCGACGGAGTGAACGAAGGCGTGTGTTTTACACTCAATACTTCCGATCATCATGCCGTGTGCTATCCCGATCGGGTCGGCTGTCTCTGCGCAAGCGATTACAAATTCCCGCAGAACCAACAAGTGGAGGACAGCAAGTATGTGGTGGAGCCGTATCAGCGTGTTTGCGGTACGATTTCACCCGGTGCGCATCCCGGTGGGTTCAACGGGCAGGATGCATCCAATGACATGCTCGTTCCTGTGCGTTGCGTGGATGAACCGAGATACGCGGTGCGGAGATTGACGCCCGAGGAATGCGCACGCTTGCAAGGCTTCCCTGATTGGTGGTGCGCGGATCTTGGTACGGAGCATCCTTCGGAACAGGAGATCGAATGGTGGCAGGAAGTTTTTGAAACGCACCGTCGAATTACAAACTCAGCAATGAAACCGAGGTCAAAGAAGCAAATCGTGAAGTGGCTGAAAGATCCGTACACTGACGCCGCGGAGTATAAGCTTTGGGGCAACGGAGTAGCGTTGCCGTGTGTTGTGTTTATTTTGTCAGGAATTCTGTCGGAATCCGCTGTATTTCTGCAAGAAAGTGCTTGATAAGTACAGCTTACAGAGGCATATATGTACTACCAAATTCAAGGAGGTAGACATAAAATGCAGATTCATTACAACGTAACAGGCGACAAAAGGAAGGAGCTAGTCGCGATCATGCGCGACGTGCTGCAGGAAACGACCCGGTATCTTGGTGCCCCAGGCTTTAAATTTCAAGTAGGCGCGTACACGGTTGATAAGAACGGCACAGTACTTTGCCCGGATGGGTTCAACGCTGCGGAGGTGGACATGCTCATGCGCGAACTGGCACACGACGGCTTCATCGGCGAACGGGTAGGCGAAGCGGCAAAGCCCGCTGAACCCAAAACGGTCGAGCCGGATCAACTGAAAAAAGAAACACCTCACACTGTCGATCCCGACCGCCTCGCAGTCGAGCTGCCGAAGGATGGTATGACGCCGACCGCAATGGAGAACCTAAGGCGGCTGGTCGCGAGCAAGGCGATGCTACTCAAAAAGGCGCTCGGTACGGACAGCCTCCCGATCACAGAACACTCTGACAGAATCGAGTTCGGGTGGTTCCGACTGACCGACGATCAAACGGAGATCTCCGCTTACTACCAGCTGGCACAGGGGCTTTGCGAACTGGCAAGAACTCAGAAACGTGTGAGCGCGACGGAACATGAAGTCGAAAACGAAAAGTACGCATTCCGCTGTTTCCTACTACGGCTTGGATTCATCGGACGGGCTTACAAGGATTCGCGCCGAGTGCTTCTGGAAAACCTTACCGGCAACTCAGCGTTCCGAAGCGCACAGGAAGCGGGTGAGGAAGAATGAACGGAATCCATCCAGAGCTGCTAAAACAGCTCAAAGAATATTACAAGCCTGGTACAAAAGTGAAGCTTTTGCATATGAGCGACCCCTTCACGCACATTCCACCAGGCACGACGGGGGTTGTTTCGTGTGTCGATGACGCAGGTACGATCCACACGATCTGGAGCAACGGAAGTACCCTCGGAGCGGTTTTTGGTGAGGATTCTGTGGAGAAAATCGAGGAGGACGAGCTTGAGTAGCCGATTATTTGCTGCATATGGTGTGGGTGTGAACCGCAACGAAATGGCGAAGTATTGCCCGACCGCGAAGCTGATCGGTTCCGCGGAGCTGAAGAACTACAGACTCGCGTTTCGCGGCAGCAGAGCCGGCGCACTGGCGACGATCGAAAAGGCGAAAGGCGGGGATGTTCCCGCGCTTCTGTGGGAGACTTCACCGCAGGATGAATTAGCGCTTGATCGCTGGATTGGTGTGCCGGAATTGTATCGGAAAGCGACGATCAAAATCCGCCGTGACGGTTCTCCGCTTGATGCACTGATCTACATTTTAATCAGCGGAAAACCACAGAACAAGCCCTGCGCTTTCTATTACAGCACACTCTTGGAAGGGTACAGAGCAGCAGGGTTCGACGCGGACATTCTGAAAACGGCGGTACAGGAGGGCGACTCGGACGCATCTCGCGCATAAATCGCCGCAACGCCGCGTCGCGCAACGTCGCCGCCACGGTGCGCCTCAACAGGCGGATGGGGCGGTTGCCCCAACGGCGCACGATAACCAAACCAAGCCGGACACGGAGGCTCACGCGGGCCTCCGTTTTGATTTCATGAGGAGGAGGCGGTGATGCTACGAAAACTTAAGAAGTACACGCCGACTCCATTCAAAGCGAAGAATTCTATCTACGACAAACAGGCAGCCGATCAAGCGGTAGCTTTTATCGAGTGTCTTTCTCACACGAAGGGCACTTGGGCGGGGAAGCCATTTTTGTTGATCGACTGGCAGGAGCAGATCATCCGTGATGTGTTTGGAACACTGAAACCCAGTGGCTACCGTCAATTTAACACAGCGTATATCGAAATACCAAAGAAGAATGGAAAATCAGAGCTTGCGGCCGCGATCGCGCTGCTTTTAACCTGCGGCGATAACGAAGAGCGCGCCGAGGTGTATGGTTGCGCCGCGGACCGTCAGCAGGCATCGATTGTGTTCGAGGTTGCCAAGGACATGGTGACCATGTGCCCGGCGCTGGCTAAGCGTGTGAAGATCCTCGCGTCACAGAAACGGATCGTGTACCTGCCGACCGGGAGTTATTATCAGGTGCTCAGCGCCGATGTCGCCAACAAACACGGCTTCAATACACACGGCGTCATCTTTGATGAATTACACACCCAGCCGAACCGTCGCCTCTTTGACGTTATGACCAAAGGCAGCGGCGACGCGCGGATGCAGCCGCTGTACTTTTTAATCACCACCGCGGGCGACAACACCAACTCCATCTGCTGGGAAGTGCATTCGAAAGCCAAGGACATCCTCGATGGCAGGAAAACGGATGCGACATTCTACCCTGTGATCTACGGCACCGAAGAGAACGATTCCTGGACCGACCCGAAGGTGTGGAAGAAAGCGAATCCGTCGCTCGGCATTACGGTGGGTATCGATAAAGTCAAAGCCGCGTGTGAAAGCGCACAGCAGAACCCCGCCGAAGAGAACGCGTTTCGTCAACTTCGGTTAAACCAATGGGTCAAACAAGCAATCCGCTGGATGCCGATGGACGCATGGGATAAATGTTCATTCCCGGTCGATCCGAAATCGCTCGAAGGCCGCATATGCTACGGTGGTCTTGACCTCTCGTCCAGCACGGATATCACAGCATTTGTGCTAGTATTCCCGCCACTTGATGAGGATGATAAATACTTCATCTTGCCATTCTTCTGGATTCCGGAGGACAACATCGACCTGCGCGTGCGGCGCGATCATGTGAACTATGATCTTTGGAAGAAGCAGGGATTTCTGTTGACTACCGAGGGGAATGTTGTGCATTACGGATTCATAGAGACGTTCATCGAGCAGCTCGGCATGAAGTACAACATCCGGGAGATCGCGTTTGACAGGTGGGGCGCGGTACAGATGGTGCAGAACCTCGAGGGTATGGGATTCACAGTTGTTCCGTTCGGTCAGGGGTTCAAGGATATGTCCCCGCCGACGAAGGAACTCATGAAGCTGACGTTGGAGCAGAGGATCGTGCACGGCGGTCAGCCGGTCTTGCGCTGGATGATGGACAACATCTATATCCGTATAGACCCGGCCGGGAATATCAAGCCTGACAAAGAAAAAAGCACCGAAAAAATTGACGGTGCTGTTGCAACGATCATGGCGCTGGATCGGACGTTGCGGAATGGCGGAGGCGCTAGCGAGAGCGTTTATGACGGCCGGGGTCTATTGCTGATATAAGAAAGGTGCATCCAGTGACGGATGCACCTCTTTGCTATTGCCTGTTGTTTCGGAAGCAATCGCTACACATGACCGGACGGTCGGTGCGGGGCTGGAAGGGAACCTGACAAGCCTTTCCACACTCTGCGCAAACCGCATCGTACATCTGGCGCGGCGCTCCGTCACGGTAGCCGCCATCGCGGGAACCGCCACTCCGTGGTGCGCCCTTACGAGCGACACGGCAGGATTTGCAACGCTGCGGTTCGTTCGTAAAGCCTTTTTCGGCGAAAAATTCTTGCTCGTTGGCAGTAAAGGTGAATTCTTGTCCGCAATCTTTGCAGACGATGGTCTTGTCGTTGTACATCTAATACCTCATTCATAATATTGCGCGATGCATATTTACACCACACAAGTATCAATGTAACCCACTATTTACTAGAAGTCAATCATTCCAGTGCATGGAGGACGCTCATGAATCCACTCAAATACTTATTCCATTCTCGCGACAAACCGAAAGACTCTCTCAACGGAAGCCGCTACAGTTTCTTTTTCGGCGGAACGTCGAGCGGTAAGCCGGTCAACGAAACGACCGCCATGCAGATGACGGCGGTATACTCCTGTGTGAGAATTCTGTCGGAGACCGTTGCGGGCCTGCCGCTGAACGTGTACCGATACAACGACAGCGGCGGAAAAGAGAAGGCGTTCAAGCATCCGCTCTACCGTTTGTTGCACGATGAGCCGAACCCTGAGATGACGAGCTTTGCGTTTCGGGAAACGCTCATGAGCCACCTGCTCTTGTGGGGTAACGCCTACGCACAGATCATCCGAAACGCCAGAGGTGAGGTAGTCGCACTCTATCCGCTCATGCCAAACAAAATGACAGTCGACCGTGATCAAAACGGCCGGCTTTTTTATTTGTATCAGCGCGGGTCGGAAGATCCCACTACGCTCGGAAATACGAGTCAGGTGGTACTTGCTCCTTCGGATGTGCTGCATATCCCCGGGCTTGGGTTCGACGGCCTAATTGGCTATTCCCCAATCGCCATGGCGAAGAACGCAATCGGATTGGCTATCGCGACGGAAGAATATGGCGCAAAATTCTTCGCCAACGGCGCAGCCCCAGCGGGTGTGTTGGAGCATCCCGGCACGATCAAGGATCCGCTGCGCGTCAAGGAAAGCTGGAACGCGGCGTATCAGGGCAGTGCGAATGCTCACAAGATCGCCGTTCTCGAAGAGGGCATGAAGTATACGGCGATCGGTATCGCGCCGGAACAGGCGCAGTTCCTAGAAACGCGAAAATTTCAGATCAACGAAATCGCGCGCATCTTTCGTGTGCCGCCGCACATGCTGGCGGACTTGGAGAAATCGTCGTTCAGCAACATTGAGCAGCAGTCACTTGAATATGTGAAATACACCCTCGACCCATGGGTCGTGCGCTGGGAACAGAGCATGTGTCGCGCGCTGTTCAGCGAAAGCGAAAAACCGACGTATTTCATCCGTTTCAATGTGGACGGACTTCTCCGCGGCGATTACGCCTCGCGTATGAGTGGATATGCCACTGCACGCCAGAACGGCTGGATGAGTACCAACGACATCCGCGAGCTGGAAAACCTCGATCGCATCGCGCCGGAGCTCGGCGGTGATTTGTATTTGATCAATGGCGCAATGACAAAGCTTTCAGATGCAGGTTTGTTTGCAAACAGAAACACAGCTAAAAAGGAGGATTCTTCTTGAACCGACAAAAATTTTGGAATTGGGTGCGAAATCAAGATGACACCCGCATCTTAACCATTGATGGCGTGATTGCAGAAGAGAGCTGGTTTGACGACGATGTTACGCCGAAACTTTTCAGGGAACAGCTGAATGCAGGCACGGGAGACATCGTGATCTATGTTAACAGCCCGGGCGGCGACTGCGTGGCGGCAAGTCAAATCTACACCATGTTGATCGAGTACAAAGGTGATGTCACCGTTAAAATCGACGGCATCGCGGCGAGCGCCGCGTCGGTGATTGCCATGGCGGGTACCGAGGTGCTCATGGCGCCGACGAGCTTACTCATGATCCATAATCCGCTGACGGTAGCCATCGGCGACACGGAGGAAATGCAGAAGGCGATCGCCATGCTGGACGAGGTCAAGGAGAGCATCATCACGGCATATGAGTTGAAAACGGGTATGTCCCGCGCAAAGCTCGCGCACCTCATGGACGCTGAAACTTGGATGAACGCACAAAAAGCGATCGAGCTTGGCTTTGCAGATGGGATCCTGACGCGCGAAACGGGTGCGCCGGATGGCATTGCAATTAACAGCTACCAATTCAGCCGCCGGGCGGTGACGAATTCGCTGCTCAACAAGTTGGAGCATATGCGGGCTGTAAAACAATCCGCAACGGAAAAACCACCTGACGAAACGCCTGCAGCACCGAAATATCCCGCCGAGCCGCTATTGCAGCGGCTCAATCTTTTGAAGAAATAGAGGAGAAAAAAACATGAAACAGATTCAGGAACTCCGCGAAAAGCGCGCCAAAGCGTGGGATGCGGCAAAAGCGTTTCTCGACACCAAACGCGGTACCGACGGCCTTCTCGCCGCCGAGGATGTAGCGACCTATGAAAAGATGGAAATCGACGTCGTAAACCTTGGTAAGGAAATCGACCGGCTGGAGCGTCAGGCTGCGTTGGATGCCGAGCTCAACAAACCCACCGCCGATCCACTGACGAGCAAACCGGCTCAGCCCACCGCAGAACAAAAGACGGGCCGCGCGTCCGACGCATACAAAAAGGCGTTCTGGAACGCAATCCGCTCCAAGAACCCGAGACCCGAGATTCTGAACTCCCTGGTCGAAGGTACCGACAGCGAGGGTGGGTATCTCGTGCCGGATGAGTTCGAAAAGACGCTGGTGCAGAAGCTGACGGAAGCAAATGTGCTGCGCCCGCTTTGCCACGTGATCCAGACCAGCTACGGCGATCGGAAGATCCCCGTGGTCGCGTCGAAGGGAACTGCTGACTGGGTCGACGAAGAGGGTACCTACCCGCTCTCGGACGATACCTTCTCACAGGTCGTTCTCGGCGCGTATAAGCTTGCGACCATGATCAAGGTCTCCGAGGAACTGCTTTCCGACAGTGTCTTCAACATCGAAGGGTATGTTTCCGATCAATTCGGCAAACGTATCGGCGACAAGGAAGAGGACGCGTTCCTCACCGGCAACGGTGTGAGCAAGCCCATCGGCATTCTCCACACGACCGGCGGCGCGGAGATTGGCGTGACCACGGCGGGCGCGTCCGCGATTACTGGTGATGAACTGATCGACCTCGTATACTCGCTTCGTGCGCCGTACCGCAAGGGTGCGGTGTTCGTTCTCAACGACACGACGGTCAAGCTGCTACGCAAACTCAAGGACGGCGACGGGCAGTACCTCTGGCGCCCGGGTATCACGGAAAATGCGCCGGACACGATCCTTGGACATAGGATCGTCACCAGCGAATTCATGCCGGGCGTTAGCGCGGGGAACAAGTCCATCGCGTTCGGCGACTTCTCCTATTACTGGATCGCCGATCGTCAGGGCCGTACCTTCAAGCGCTTGAACGAGCTGTACGCCACGACCGGTCAGATCGGTTTCCTCGCTTCCCAGCGGCTCGACGGCAAGCTGATTCTGCCGGAAGCGATCAAGGTCCTGCAGCAGAAGGCGTAATGGAGGGACAATATGCAGATCATAGAAGAACCTGTGTGCGACGTGACCCGCAACTGTAAAAACTACGCGACGGATGGCGGGGATCGGTTGGTGATTGGTGGTACTCTGGAGGTTCTGGATACCGCCACCGTCACCGGTTTGCAATCAGGATACGCTACCGAGCAAACGGCTGGAAGCGTGTATCAGGCTTCGAATCAGGCAGAGAGCGCCGCAACGACCATCGCCGATCTGAAGAGCGATTTCAACGCGCTTCTCCTTAAGATGAAGGACTCCGGAATGATGGCGGCGGATGAAGTGGGTTCGTCCTGAAGATGAATACACTACTGGACAAGGTCAAGGCGAACCTGATCCTTGAGCACGATGCTGACGATGAACTGCTGCAGCAATATATCGCTGCAGCAGTTTCCTACGCCGAGAGCTACCAGCATCTCACTGCCGGAACTTACGAAGTAGCTGTCATGCCGCCGACGACCGAGCAGGCCGTGATCATGCTCGCCTCCCACTTTTACGAGAGTCGGGACGGCAGCACGGGTGGGTTCTTTGCAGACAATGTACAGGCGGGGCAGCAGACATGGGACACGGTGAACACGTTGCTCCGCCTAGATCGTTTTTGGGTATTTGGCGTATGAGCTTTGGCAAAATGAACACGCATATTTCCATCGCCGAGGAAACGGTGACGAAGGACGCAGAGGGGTTTGCAACCAAAACGGACAACGTCCTCACATCCATCCGCGCGTATCGGGAAGGGCGGCACGGCTCTCAGAAATGGGTTAACCGTGCTTCCTTTTCCGAGGCGACGGACTTATTCCGCTTTCGCGTGATCCCCGGGTTGAACATAACCACCGCGCACGTGATCCTTTGCGGCGATGATCGTTTTATCATCACGTCCGTCGAGGATGTGAAGGGCAGAAGAATGTATCTTGAATTATTAACGAAAAGGGTGACTTCGGATGGCTAAAGTAAAAATCGAGATGCCAACCCAGCTGCTCGACCAGCTCGCTGGCATGGGAAACGCACTCGACGCGGCGATTCCCAAAGCACTCGCGGCAGGCGGAAAGGTTGTGTTGGACAAGATGAAATCGAACCTGCGCGCAGCGATCGGGCGCGGGACGAAGATGAAATCACGCTCGACCGGTAAGCTTGCCGCTTCGCTCGGCGTATCGCCGGCAAAGCTGGATCGCGAGGGAAATTTCGATATAAAAATAGGTTTTTCCGAAAACCGCGGCGCTGTGAGCAACGCTATGCTCGCGAATGTATTGGAATTCGGCAAGCATGGCCAACCGCCGAAGCCGTTTTTGAAGCAGACAAAAAACTCGAGCCGCAAGCCGTGCATCGAGGCGATGCAGGCGGTGTTGAAGGAGGAATTGGATATCCCGTGAGTATGTTAGAAGAACTGAATACGATTGTCACGAGCGCCGGCCTCCCTGTGGAAACCGGCGTTTTCTCCAGCGTTGCGCCGAGCGAGTACATCGTGATCACGCCGATCTCAGAGCACTTTGAGCTGTTTGCTGACAATAAGCCCGGCATGAACATCGAGGAAGCACGGCTGTCGCTCTTTTCGATGTGTAACTACGGCACGAAGAAACGACAGCTTGTTCGGCTGCTGCTATCGGCGGGTTTCTTAGTAACGGAGCGGCGGTATATCGGATACGAAGAGGAGACGGGTTACCATAACCTGATTGTCGATGTAGCGCGTGAATATGAACAGGAGGTATTGTAAATGGCAACCATCGGTTTGGATAAACTCTACTACGCGAAGATCACCGAGGGAACAAACGGCGATGAAACATATGCTACGCCGGTTTCGCTCGCCAAGGCGATGTCCGCGGAATTAAAGATCGATATCAACGAAGCGACGCTCTACGCCGATGATGGCGCCGCCGAGGTGGTCAAGGAGTTCAAGAGCGGCACATTGACGCTTGGCATCGACAATATCGGCGCGGCGGTCGCAAGTGATCTGACCGGTTCACAAATTGACGACAACAAAGTTCTGGTCTCCCAGAGCGAGAATGGCGGTCAGCCGGTCGCGATCGGTTTCCGCGCAAAGAAGAGCAACGGCAGGTTTCGATACTTCTGGCTCTACCGCGTTGTGTTCGGCATTCCCGCGACGAACCTGCAGACCAAGGGCGACAACATCACGTTCTCAACCCCGTCGATTGAGGGAACGATCATCCGCCGAAATAAGCTGGACGGTCAGGGAAAGCACCCTTGGAAGGCCGAGGTCAATGAGGATGATACCAGCGTACCGGCGGCGACGATCTCGGGCTGGTACACGCAGGTTTACGAGCCGACGTTCGCGGCGGAGGGCTAAGGATATGGAAAACGACAGAGGCGCAATGATCCAGATTGGTAACCGGGAGTATGAGATGCTCCTGACAACGCGCGCGACCAAAGAGATAGCAAAACGCTACGGAGGCTTGGAGCATTTGGGCGAAAAGCTCATGAAAGCGGAGAATTTTGAACTGGCGTTGGATGAGGTGGTATGGCTGATCACGCTGCTGGCCAATCAGAGCACGCTTGTGCACAACCTGCTTGAGCCGGACGATAAGCGCGAACTGCTGACCGAAGAAGCGGTTGAACTGCTTACCACGCCGCTGGATCTCTCCGGCTACAAAACCGCGATCATGGAAGCGATGGTCAGGGGCACGGCGCGCCATGTCGAAAGCGAGGAGGAATCCTCAAAAAACGTGTTGGTCGGGCAAGCGATGAAGAGCTATTTGCCCGACTGATCTTCTACGGGGTGACCCTGTTGGGGCGTTCGGAGCGCGAGGTTTGGCTCATGCCGCTTGGCGCTCTGTTAGACCAGTGGGAGGTATATAGGCAGTATCAGGGGATTGCTTCTGCAAAAACAGAACTTTCTATCGAAGATGTTGTGCCATCGTTCCTATAGAAATAGTTTACTTGAGCATGTTTGATGCAAATATACGATTTTGCTTTCGATTGTATCCACTCAGCGTATATGGTAAACTTGCTCTATCTTACTATATAACGTTCATAAAAAGGAATAGGAGCACGAAATGAAGCGTTTACGAAATACGTTTATGGATTTAGCGATTCGTATGATCGGATTTGGGCTGCTCATTGGCATCGTTTTTCCGTTTTTCATGATCCTGCTTGGAGTGCCAAAAACAATCGCGTTCAGCGGTTTGTTTCTTGCATGCTGCGTTGCCGCAGGTGTGCTCGTCGGTTTCGTGAACATCCTGATTTCTCGCGTTACGGTGAAGAACAAGTTAACTGTACTGACGACGAAAATGCGGGATGTGAAGGATTCAATTATTATGGTTTCCGAAAATGGCAGGATCGGCGACTGCAGCGCAGAGCATTGCAGCATTCCTGTCGATACGGATGATGAATTTGGACAGAGTGCGCAGGCCTTCAATGAACTGATCGAATCGTTTGAAAAATCGCTTCGCATGCTCGATGAAATTAAAACATACACAGCGGCCTTTTCCAGTCAGCTGGACTTAAACACGCTCGCGGAGTATGCACTGGATCGCGTGATGGGTGGTACAGGAGCAGATGCTGGCGCAATTTTGATTGAAAACGAAGGCGAGATTGTCGTACTGCATTCCTTCGGCATTCAAGATGCGAAGGAAACAGCAACAGATCCTCATGTTTTAAGAGCTTTTTCAAAAGGCGAAACCATTACCATCAAGTATCCTGCAGAGATTATTGTGGAAAGCACACTGACGCGATTTCATCCAAATGAAGTCATCATAGAGCCGGTGAAGTTCAAGAGCGTTCCCCTGGCTGTAATCCTGTTGGCAAAAGCCTCGCCTTTCTGTGCAGAGAACGTGAAACAACTGGCTATTTTCACACAGAGCCTCGCCATTGCGCTGCATAACGCTCTGGAGCATGAGCAGCTGCAGAAGCTCGCGGCGCTTGATCCGTTGACGGGTATTTTGAATCGTCGATTTGGCATGATCCGACTGCGCGAGGAATACTCCCGGTCTGTGCGGCGCAGCGTGCCGCTTGCTGTGCTGATGTTTGACATCGATCATTTTAAGCAAGTGAATGATACATATGGCCATGTTGTCGGAGACCGAGTTTTGAAAAACATTACGAACTCGATTCGTCAAGGCATTCGGGAAGGCGACATTTTGCTGCGTTATGGTGGAGAGGAGTTCATGGTCATACTGCCCGGCGCATCAAAGAACGATGCATTTACGATTGCGGAACGTGTACGTCACATCGTTCGGGAAAGCAAGACAACATTTGGAGAGAACCAGATTAGTGTAACAATCAGTGTCGGCCTTGACTCCATGCCGGAAACCACGATCAGCGACGAACAGGAGTTGATTACGAACTCCGACGAAGCGCTATACCGCTCGAAGAACTCGGGCAGGGATAAAGTTACGATCCACTAATTTCTAAATTCGCATATTCTTTCATGAAAACGACCTTCGGGTCGTTTCAGTCTGTCAAAAAAGCCCCAATATTGGGGCTTTTTTGGTATAATAGAGGTATGTTAACAGAGAAGAAAACGATTGAGCGGGATACGCTGGAAATCATGTGTACTGAG